GAGATGTAAGGAACAAAAACCTTTGGACCAGTTTAATAGAAAAACCGAAACCCAACTTCAATCTTTTTGTAAGCCTTGTAATAAGGAATATCAAAGAGAACATTATCTTAGTAATAAAGAAATGTATGCGTTGAAGCGAGCTAAGTGGAAAAAGGATTTTAAAGCCGAAGCTCATACTTATTTGAGAGAGGCAGCAAAAGATGGTTGTAAGGTTTGTGGAGAAAAAGATTATGTGTGTTTGCAGTTTCATCATATCAATCCAGATACTAAAATAAGTACTGTAGCTAGAATGATATGTGACTCTGTTTCGCTTGATAAAGTTAAAGAAGAGGCTGCGAAATGTGAGATACTTTGTGCTAACTGCCATATGAGACATACTGCCAAACAACACAAGTGGTACGGCAATTTCTAATAAATTTTTTCCAAACAATGAATTTAAATTTTTTTAAATGATAGTAAAACTTATAGAATTTCTATGCTATATTTATACTACCAACGGGAATTAATATGAATAAAGAAAATATAAAAACCATAGCTATTACACTACTATCGGTCATTTTAGTGGCACATAGTGTAGAAAAGAAGAGCGTCATTGATGAATTAAATGATGAAATAAGTTTTTTAAATTTTAAAATATCAATAGCCGATTCGCTCATAAAAGACACTACTATAAATGGTCTGATGATGGCTGAAAAATTACTAACTTATGAGCAAACAATAAATGATTATGAGGTTAATACTCATAAAATAGTCGTTACAATGTATCACCCTGTTTCATCTCAAACTGATGATACGCCTAACATTACGGCAGATGGAACGGTTATTAAAATAAAAAGAGCGAGTGAATATAAATATGTGGCGGTTTCACGGAATATGCTTGTACGTAATGGGGGTTTTCTTAGATTTGGTGATTATGTTTGGGTGGATGCTGGTAAGAAGTCTGGAGTATATCAAGTCAAAGATACGATGAACGCACGGTTTGTTAATCGTATTGATATTTTAGAAACGCCTGGTGTTGAACCTTATAAGTATGATGATGCGTCTTTAAGAAGAATAAATTATGATCTATAAAATTTGGCCATTACTATTATTAACTGGTTGCTATACTGTATTGATTAACCCATATAGCAGTAAAACTGAAATAGCTAAAAAAGAAAAGGTTACTTATGATGAACAAATATTACCCATAGTACAAAAACATTACGTTCATTACCCACAATATTATAATCGCCATGATCGAAACAATTATCCTTACAGCTATCCTTTTTATAATAGTAGTCAGCATTATCATTATGAACCACAAGTATATGCTGTTGTTGAGAGAAACACTCCAATCGGCCAAGAAAAGCACCCAACTGATAGTAACAATCAAAAGAATGTTGAAGCAACTAGAGAGAGAAAGGTAAATGTGTGGCAAAAAAGAATAAACCCAAGAAATAGAAAACCACCAACACCAACGCGGAGACAGAAAGATGAAGAATGAAAATGACGATGAGTCACTAATATTAATTAATGGTTTTTATTATGTTAATCACACTTAGAATATGGTATTGGCTTTTTATTGAAAATTGTGTTTGGTATAGCGGTGGGGCCAAATTGAGTGCATTAAAGCAGCAAAGATGGGCAATCCGACTAGCCAAAATACGAGAAAAAGAATATTTAGCCGAACAAAGAAAAGGCTTGACAGGACCAAAATATTTGATTATATTATATAGAGTGTTCATAAAGCGCCTCATAACTAATATGGTGATATGGTAAAGATATGAAAAAAGTTTTATTGATTGATTTGATGAATATGTTTGTTAGAAACTTCTCCGCAGTTAGGCTAACAAACGACAATGGCGAACACGTTGGTGGTGTGTATGGCACTCTCAATAGTTTGCAATCGCAAATAAAAAAGCATAACCCCGATATTGTTTCGGTGGTATGGGAAGGTAAAGGTTCATCAGAACGGCGTAGACGCACGATAAAGGAATACAAAGAGGGTAGAAAATTTAGAGGTCTTAATAGGCATTTTGAATATTCGCAAGAAGATGAAACACAATCTTTTGCTAGACAACTCCAACTACTAAAAGAGTGTTTAGATTTACTACCTGTATATCAGCCGGCAGTTCAATATTTAGAAGCCGATGACCAAATAGCATATTCCTGTAGAACTTTCTTTAAAGATGAAGCAAAAGTCATTGTATCTACTGATAGAGATTTTTTTCAGTTAGTAGATGGTAACACTACTATTTACCGACCAGTTAAGACTAAAGAAAATCCTAAAGGTGAGATGATAGACATGGATTACATGGTAGAAAAAGAGGATGTTTTTCCACCTAATTACGCACTTCTAAAGGCTATCGTAGGTGATAAGAGTGATAACATCTCCGGCATCTCTGGCGTTGGTGAGAAGAGTGTTAAAAGGGATTTTCCACTACTATCAATCAATGAAGATATGGATGTGGATAGTCTTTTAGAATATGCCAGTAATCAAAAGAATAAGAAGTATCAAAAATATATTGATAACGAAGAATTGTTAAGAAGAAACTATAAGATAGTACAGCTATTAGATATAGAGGTTAACATTCAATCAATTCAGGCGTTAGAAAAAAGTTACGAAAATAAAGATTTAAAGTTTAATTCTTATCAACTTAGACTTAAGTTGTTGAGCGAAGATATATCGCCAACTAATATTGATAATTGGATTTCATCGTTCATGTCAGTTTCACGCGAACCAGTAATACTGTAAGGAGATTATAAATGTCGTATACGGATGTTGATTCTTTTAAGTCTTTTGGAACAAATTTTCAGAATTGTGTTCTTCAAGCGGCTTTAATTGATAGAGACTTTTTTGAAAAGAGCTTTGAGGTTTTAAAAGAAGAATACTTCACATCTGAAGCACACAAAACAGTTTGGTTAGAGATAAGAAAACTTTTTAATAAGTATAATGCACCACCAACCTATGATACTTTAAAGACAGAAATCTCTCAGTATCCAGAGGGAGAGCTTAAAGAGTCAACAATAAATGTTTTATTGGATATAGAAACAAAAGTTAATCGTCAAGAGATTGAGTATGCAAAGGATAAGTCGTTAGAGTTTTGCAAGAACCAATCTATGAAGGGTGCAATTCTACAATCAGTAGAGTTGCTTAAAGAGGGTAAGTTTGAAGAGATTCAAAAGACTATTGAAGATAGTTTAAAGATTAGTACTGAACAAGATATGGGCCATGATTATTTTGATTCATTCAAGTCACGACAGCAAGTGCATACGAGAGCCTGCATTCCGACCGGCTTTCCCCTATTAGATCAAAACAATGTATTAGATGGTGGCTTAGCTAATGGTGAGTTGGGTGTGGTGATGGCACCTACCGGCGGTGGTAAATCATTCTTTCTAGTTAATCTTGGGTTTGGAGCTTTAGCTGCTGGTAAAAATGTTATTCATTATACATTTGAGTTGAGTGAAACTCATGTAGGCAATCGTTATGATAGTCGTATTACAGGCATTCCCACAAAAGAATTGAGAGGCAGAATGTCTGAAGCAGAGAATGAATTGGTTCGTTTTGATGGCGGCCAATTGTTTATTAAAGAATATCCACCAAAGGTAGCAACAATCAATACGCTTAAGTTTCATATGGGAAGGTTGTTATCTAGTGGGTTTAGTCCCGATTTAGTCATAATTGATTATGGCGATTTGATGAAGAGTCGCCGTGGATATGATCAGAAACGATTTGAGTTGGAAAGTATTTTTGAAGATCTTCGTGCGTTGTCTATGGAGATGAAGTTGCCGATTTGGACAGCTACTCAAAGCAACCGTGAAGGGTTCAATGATGATGTTATTACTATTGATAAAGTTGGTGAAGCGATTAATAAAGCGATGGTCGTAGATTTCTTTGGTACCTTTTCGCAAAGGAAATTTCATATTGGTAAGAACCGTATGGGTCAAGCTAATGTTAACTTTAATATTGACATGGACCCTGCTCGTAGCTTTATTGATTTGAATGAAAATATGCCTTCAACTGGCGGTATATCTATTGGTGATAAGGTAAATAATATGTTGAACGGTGGAGATAAAATGAAGTCTTTATATAGAACTTTTAAAGAGGAAGCATAAAATATGGAAAGGTTTACGATATCTAAAACTTATCGTTGGGGAAATGGTGATACTCAAATATCACACATCTATTCTGCTCATCGTAGAGATACAAAAAAAGACGATGTTATTAGAATGGCTAATGAGTTGATGTCAAAAGAGCAAGTGTATACTAATGAGGTTGTTGAGTACGAAGTATTAATGACTTCTGATAATGGCCATACTGAGTTTATTCATAGGTTAGAAAAAACTGGCAAAAGGAGTGTTTGATGGTCTATGAATTTAAGTGTAAAAAGTGTGATCACGATTTTGAAATCAAATGTATGGTAACAGAGTATGATAAATATAAAAAACAATCATGCCCTAAGTGTAAAAGTAAGAAAGTAAATAGAGTTATTTCGCCAGTAGGAATAGCATTTGGAAGAGGCTTTTTTAAGGACGGTTATGAAAGTGTAAAGAATTTACCCTCAAACTCAAACGGAGAATAACATTGGACATATCACAACAGATTTTATCTGAAGTTACAGTGCATATGAAGTATGCACGGTATCTTCCAACTGAACAAAGAAGAGAGACATGGAAGGAACTTATTACAAGAAACCGTGATATGCACATTGCAAATTTTCCGCAGCTTAGATCTAATATAGAAAAAGCTTATCAATTAGTGTATGATAAAAAAGTTTTACCATCTATGAGGTCATTACAGTTTGCAGGAGCAGCAATCAAACAAACACCATCGCGTGTATATAATTGTGCGTTTTTACCTATTGATGACTATCGGGCGTTTAGCGAAGTCATGTTTTTATTATTGGGTGGAACTGGCGTTGGATATTCCGTACAAAAACATCATGTTGAAAAGTTACCGGCAATAACTAAGCCTACTAAGAAGCGGCGATATCTAGTTGGTGATAGTATTGAGGGTTGGGCTGATTGTATTAAGATGTTAATGAAATCTTACCTTGGTGGAAAACCCGAACCCGATTTTGATTTTGGTGGAATAAGACCTAAAGGTGCTATGCTTATTACCAGCGGCGGTAAGGCGCCTGGTCCCGAACCATTAAAAGATTGCGTTCATAACATTAAAAGAATATTTGATAGGAAAGAACATGGTGAACAACTCTCCACTTTGGAAGTACATGATATCGTCTGTTGGATTGCAGACGCAGTTTTATCTGGCGGCATCCGTAGGTCTGCTACTATTAGTTTGTTTTCCATTGATGATCAAGATATGCTCCAATGCAAATTCGGAGACTGGTGGGAAACAGAACCCCAAAGAGCAAGAGCCAATAACTCTGCTGTAGTTGTGAGGCATAGAGTAAAGAAGAAAGATTTCTTTAACATATGGGAAAAGGTAAAAGAAAGTGGTGCTGGCGAACCTGGTGTTTATTTTACAAATGATTCTGAATGGGGCACTAATCCTTGTGCAGAAATTGCATTAAGGCCGTTTCAGTTTTGCAACCTATGTGAAGTAAATGTCAGTGATGTAGAGACACAGCAAGACCTTAATGATAGAGTTTCTGCTGCATCTCTTATCGGCACACTTCAAGCAGCCTATACAAACTTTCATTACTTGAGAGATATATGGAGGCGAACTACAGAGAAAGATGCTCTTTTAGGTATTGGGATGACAGGCATTGGTAGTGGTAAGGTGCAGAGGTTAGATTTAGAAGCCGCAGCTAAATTAGCGGTTGATACTAACAAGTATTATGCAGCAGAGTTGGGTATTAATTATGCTGCCAGAGTTACTACAGTTAAACCAAGTGGCACCACATCTTGTGTATTAGGTACTTCTAGCGGTATTCACGCATGGCATAATGATTATTATATTCGCCGTATACGAGTAGGTAAGAATGAAGCTATCTATTCTTACTTAGCTATTAACCATCCAGAGCTTGTAGAGGATGATTTCTTCAAAGCTGATTCTCAAGCTATAATTTCTATTCCTCAACGAGCGCCAGAGAATGGAATATTGAGGCATGAAACTTCTTTAGAGTTATTAAATAGAGTAAAAGATATTTACGAAAGGTGGATTGTTCCAGGTCATAATGGTGGCAACAACACACATAATGTTTCTTGCACTGTATCTGTTAAAGATGAAGAGTGGAAAGAAGTAGGTAAGTGGATGTGGTCCAACCGCGATTTTTACAATGGATTGTCTGTATTGCCTTACTTTGGTGGTAGTCACAAACAGATGCCTTTTGAAGATACCGATGAAAAAACATTTAATACATTGTTCAATAATTTAAGAGAAGTAGATTTGTCGGGTGTAATAGAGGTAATAGATAACACTAATTTAACAGGTGAGCTTGCTTGTGCTGGCGGAGCCTGTGAAATAACATAAGGAGTGATAATGGCAAGCACTAGAACTATTCTACGCAAACTTAAGGGCAATAATAATAATGATGATGATGATAAACGATATGAAAAAGAACTTCAGCCAGAACGTGAACGATTGGATAGATTTCTAGAAAGAGAAGAAGAGGAAAAGCATAAAGATGAATCAACAAAACAACATGAGAGGTATAGACGTAAACAAAAAAGTGCGGAGTCAGCAATGTCATTAGAACACTTAATAAGGCCGGCAAAAAAAGTAGATGAAAAACCTGGCACTTATTTTTATGGCCCATTGAAAAAGTTAGCAGAAGATTTTGGCAATATAAGTATAATGTTAAAGTATATGACCCTTGGCCAAAATCAAAAGTATAGTCAAGATGGTAATAGGTTATTAAATAGGTCGGGTCAAGTAGTATACGATGAAAAGACGCAAGAGTGTTTTGAGTAGAATATCGTTTAATGATTTGTTTGTAGAAACAACAAAGTTAGTTGCACAACGATCATCTTGTGTAAAAGCTAAACAGGCGGCTTTGTTGATCAAAGACAATAGAATAATTTCTTTCGGATACAATGGGCCACCGTCTGGCTCTTTAAATTGTATAGATGATGGTGGTGAAGAAAAGTGTGGAAAAGATTCTAATGGGTCTTGTTTTATGGGTATCCACGCAGAACAAAATGCAATAGGTTATGCAGCTCGTAACGGTATTGATACAGAGGGTTGCATAATCTATTGTACTCAAACACCTTGTATAAGTTGTGCTAAACTTGTAGTAGCTGCTGGTATCAAAAGATTTTACTATATAGATGAGTATCGTATAGGTGATGGTAAAAAGTTTTTAGAGGTATGTGGAGTGCCAGTATGGAAGATAAAAAAACAATAGTTGCAAAAATAAATGAATATATAGATTGGTTGGCAACACCCAATGAATCATTTGGTGGGTTCCCAATCTGCCCCTTTGTAGAAAAGGAAAGAGCTTCTGGTAAATTAAAATATGAAG